TACTTCTACATTCAAAACTTTGAGTACATAATGAATACTCAACAAAGTACATTAGTTACAATGTTGAAGTTACAGGAATATGACACATGGCAATCAAATACAATAGAATTACCAAATGAAGACCCTAGCGAATTAAATAGAATAGTTAACGGTAATTACTCTAATGGAATAAATAACACAAACAACGGTAACGCATCTCATATAGTTAATGGCAGGGGTAATTTTATAGCAAGTGGCGCTACTGATATTCAGTTAGATAATTGTACTAATGTAGTAGTTAACGGTGATGTAAGTGCTTTTAGAGGTATTGGATTAAGTAATGTTGTTATAACTAACGCAAGTAATAATTCAACTATTGAAGCACCCATCGTTCCAATATCAACTTTAGTAGATATAACTTTAGATATTACTTACCACAATAAAACGGTTGAAGTTGATGCAACGTCAAATGATATTACCGTTTATTGGGATGTAGCAACAATGACGGGATGTCGTGTGTATATTAACAGAGTTGATAACTCAGCGTTTAAAATTTATATAAATGATGCAGATGCAACGGCTCAATTCATTGGTAACGCTATCCCTTATGATTTAGGTATGGTACAATGGGATGGACTTTTATTAACTTCTAATTTAGATAGTGGTGGTGTTAAACAAATTAAACCTTTAGTGTAATGGCATTTGTAAGAACAATAATAAGAAAAGCAGGAACTCTAATAGGCGTTAGACGTACTTTAAATTTAATCGAGGGGACTAACGTAACATTAACTATTGCGGATGATGTAGCAAACGATAGGGTTAATGTAACAATAGCGGCAAGTGGTGGCGGTAGTTTACCAACTCAAACAGGAAACAACAGTAAATACTTAACAACAGATGGCGTAAGTGCAAGTTGGGCAACCGTGTCAGCTTCTTTACCCGACTTAATAATAACTAAACAAGCCCCTGCATTAGACCAAACAATTACAGATGGTTATTGTGCATACTACTCTGGTTATTATGAAATAGCAAATACTAAATTTTTAGAAATAGGTAACGGTTCAACTTTAGAAATAGGATAATTAAAAACATAAAACAATGGGATTAAAAATGACAAAAGGGGAAGCCCCCTCAACACCGGTAAGTAACAAAGTAGAAATTTTTATAGACAATAACAATAAAACTTGTAGTATAGATGACAAAGGCGTGATATCCGTTTTTAATCACAACGGATTAGATGAACGCAATATACTTGTTAACGGTGGTTTTAGTGTTCAACAAAAAGTTGCAGCAGCATCAACGGCTATTGCAGGAGTATCAACAACAACTCGTGGCGGTGTGGTTTCAGATGCTTGGAGTGTTACAACCTCAGTAGCATCAAACTTAAACTGGCAGCAAGTCGATACTGGCTCAGCACCTGAAGCGGGTTTAAATTCTCGTTATTATGGCTCTATAATTTCTGCAACTGCTGGTAAAAAAGTAATGATTAGTCAATGGATATTAAATGAAGATATGCGTCACTTAGTTGGTAGAAAAGTAAGGGTATCAATTAAACATAATAAGAAAGTTGGAACAGACCAAACCTTTAAACTAGGATTAATTCAGTTAACAAGTGCAGGAACTATTGATACATCACCTGCCTTCTTATCGGGTGCATGGTCGGTTACAACAGGTGTAGACCCTGCATGGAATACTAACTTAGCAGCCATTACACCCGATGCAAGTCCAACAGGAGAAAACGGTACAATATCAGGGGCTTACTTAAATGTAAACGTAGCCGCTGGTGTATGGACTAAATCAAGTTGTGTTTTTACCGTTCCAACAAATGCAAAAAACTTAGTAATGGTTTTCTTTAGTAACGAAACGGGAGGTACAACAGATAACGTATCAATAGCAGAAGCTCAGATAACTTTAGGAACTGAACTTGTCGATTATTTAGAACCAATTTTTGCAGAAAATATTAATAGATGTTTAAGGCGTTACTGTAAATCATTTCCTTTAACAACTGTCCCCGCTGCATCAATAGCGGTTGCAACGGCTGGTAATGGTGTAACTGGAATAATAGGTAAAGCAGGCGCAACAGCATTAGCTTGTTTTATTAATATTAAATTCCCTGTTAGAATGTTTAAAGTCCCTGCCGTTACTTTATACACACCTGTTGGTGCTGGTGCAGTACCTTATAGAATAAGCGGAACTACCCCAGCCGTTCAAACAACTGTTGCACAAACGGGAGTTATGGATTATGGCTTAGTAGTATCTGCAACAGGCGATGCTAACGGAGCGATTGGCGATTTAGTAGGTGTTCATTATGCAGCAAGTGCTGAAATAGTAAATTAATCATGGCAGAAAAAACAGTAATAAGTATTGAGGTTGAGGGAACGGGCAAAGCCATTAACTCGATTAAAGAATTAAAAGCCGAATTAAAAGCGGCTCAATCCGCTGCCTTAAATGGTGATGGTAAAGCTGCTAAAAGAGTAGCCGAGTTAAAAGATAAAATGGATGACCTTAAAGACACAACAAAGTCTTTACAAGGTTCGGGAGTTGAAAAGATTAGTTCGGGATTTAGTTTATTAGGTCAAGGTTTTAAAGACTTTGACTTTGATAAAATTAAAACAGGATTTAAAGGTGTAGGTTCTGCAATGTCCGCTATTCCTATCTTTTTAATTATAGAAGGGATTAGTTATTTAGTTCAAAACTTTGACGAACTAAGCAAAGGCTCGGGTTTTTTAGCTACTATTTTAAGAAGTGTTAGCGATGCCATTAGTTGGTTAGTTGATGGGTTTACAGATTTAATAGGTGTAACAAGTGAATCGAGTAGGGCTATTGAAGACCAAGGCGAAGCAATGGTTAAAGCCAATGAGAAATCTCAGGAAGCCTTACAAGGTACAACTAGCGAATTTGATAGACAGTTAGCAGTTGCAAAGGCGGCTGGTAAAAGTACTATTGAAATAGAAAAAGCTAAACAGCAAGCTATAATTGATACCAACTTTCAAATAGCTAAAGGCATTGAGGCGCAAGTAAGAGCAGGTGGTGAGTTTACCGAAGACATGAAAAAGCAACTTAGTGGCAGTTTAGAAGCTATTAAAAATGCAAAGGTAAAGGAATATGAAATAACTAAAGAGGACGATAAAAACAAAAAAGAAAAATATAAAGAGTATTTAGATAAACAAAAAGAACTTAGAGATAAGGCAGAAGCCCAAAGATTATTAGACTTACAAAAAGCTAAAGAAGACGAGGCTGCTATTGAATTACAATCTCAACAAGCCATTAACGCTGACAAGGTAGTTAACGAACAATACACTCAAAATGATATTAATGCGATTAGAGCCGCTGAGTCAGCAAAAAGATATGAGGATGAATTATTAGAAATTGACAAGCGTAAGCAGCTAAAAGAAAAGGAATTAAAACAAGGTTTAGCCCTAACCACTCAATCTTTAACAGCCGCTCAGGGACTTAGTGATGCTTTCTTTTCACTTAGACAACAAGGCGCAAAGGGTGATGCCGCTAAAGAACTTGAACTAAAGAAAAAACAATTTCAAGCTAATAAGGCTTTTGCTATCTCAAACGCTATTATGTCGGGGGTTATGGGTGTTCAATCTCAGTTACAAGCTGGTCCGATTGTTGGTCCGATTTTAGCAGGGATTGTAGCAGTAACAGCTGCTTTAAACGTTGCTAAAATTGCAAGCGCAAAATTTGACGGTGGTAGTATTGATACAAGTGGCGGTGGTTCAGGTGGCTCACCATCTTTACCAAGTGCTAATACTAATATGCCAAGTGGCAACGGAACACCATCAATAGCAGCACCTCAACAAAACACTACAACATTCACAGGAAACAATAACAACAACTTTAACCAACCGCCTATTAAAACATACGTAGTTGAAACAGACCTAAGAAATTCAACAAACACAATAGATAAGATTAAAGACCAAGCCACATTCTAAAGTAAACAAACTAAACAATTTAGTATTTAATAAATATGGAACTAATAGATTTAACAATCGAAGACGATGTAAAAGATGCAAGCGGTGTAACTGCCATTGCAACCGTAGATAGTCCTGCCATTGAACAAGGCTACTTTGCCTTTGGTTCTAACAAAGAATTAAAAACAATCCGTATTACTTGCGGAAGTCAAAAAGGAAACTTTGCAGCTCCTACAGGCGATAGACAAATACTTGCCGGTGCTTTAATGATCCCCGACATGGCTATTCCTAGAATAGACGAGAAAACCAAAAAGGAATATAACGTTAAATTCTCATCTAAAACTATTGAACAGATAGTTAAGAAACACGCTAAATTAAGTTATGCCAATAACGTTAATCAAATGCACGATAACACACGCATGATTAACGATAGCTATTTATATCAATCGTTTATTATTAATCGTGCTATGGGTGTTAATCCGCCTTTAGGACAAGAACATTTAGTTGACGGTACTTGGTTTGGTTTTATTTACATAGGCGACAAAAACGTTTGGGACGAATATATTAAGACGGGAATTTACACAGGCTTTAGTGTTGAGGGTAATTTTTATGAAAGTGTGGCCACTGAATTAAGCGATGAATTTTGCGCTCACTTGCTAAGTGTAATTTTAGAGTAAACAAAAATAAATCTTTAGTATTTAATAAGTATGAACGATAAAAAAACATTTAAAGATTTGGTTAATTCAATTTTATCACCTGAACAAAAGGAAACTTTTGCAAAGGCTTTTAAATTTGAAACACCAATTCCAGTTGTTGAGCCAGTTAATAACGCTGAGCCCGAGACTGTTCCGCCTGTAGCAGGTGAGATAAAAACAAAAGATGGTACGGTAGTAAAATACTCAACACCAATGCCAATTCCTAATGAAACAATCGTAACTGTTGTAACTCCTGATGGTGAGCTTCCTGCTCCTGCTGGTGACCATGTATTAGAAAATGGTGACGAAATTACAGTTGGTGATGCTGGTCTTTTATTAGAATATGAGACTGCTGAAGTTGTTGAGCCGGTTGCACCTGTAACTCAAGAAGCTATGGACGCTGCGGTTAATGACGTTAACGCTAAATTAGATTTAGCTAACAAAACTATCTCGGCTTTAGTATCTCGTTTTGATGCAGTTGAAAAAGACAATACAGAGTTAAAAGCAACTTTAGCAACATTCTCAAAAACATTTACTGATTTACTAAGTACGCCAATGGCTAACCCTATTGTTACACCTGAGCGTTCTTTTTCAAAGCAAGATAAAATGTTTAGCAAATTAGGATTAAACAAATAAATATAAACAAATAAAAAAAACAAAATAAAATGGGATATTCAATAACAGCTCCATCGTATGTAGAGCAACCAGAACAACTGATTTATCAAAAACTTTTCTCAGGTTCACCAACAATGGACTTAGTGAAAAACAAACAGACTGGCATTAAGTCGTCTGAAACTATTAACGTGGTTAACACTCGTGGTGTATTTCAAGCTCAATCATGTGCTTTTAACGCATCTGGTTCAACTACAATTACTCAACGTACTATCACAGTAGGTAAAACTAAAATTGATATGCTTTGGTGTGAGCGTGACTTAGAGCCGTATTTCACTCAAAAGAAATTAGCTGCTGGTGGTGATTATGATTCTTTAGCTTATAGCAAAGAAATTATCGACGACACTATGCAACAAGCTAAAGAAGATATCGAAATTGCTTTATGGCAAGGTGACACAACTTCAACAAACGCTTACTTAAATCGTTTTGATGGATTTGTAAAAATCATTGGAGCTGCTACAATCGGTGGTACTTATTCAGGTACTGCATGGTCTGAAGCTAATAGCCGTACTGTTATCAAAGGTTTAGCTACTTTAGTTATTGCTAACAATGACGTTTACCAAGGTAACCCAACTGTCAAAATGTTAATGTCACCTCAAATGGCTGCAACATACCGTTTCAAATTACGTACTGATAACTTGTTTAATACAACAGGTGAAGAAAGTAAATTGTATGCTGAAGGTGCAAACATTGAAATCGTTGAAGTTGCTGGTCTTTCTGGTTTAAATTACATCTACGCTATCGAGCCAGAAAATATGTACATTGGTACTGACATGGCAAACGAAGAAGAGAAATTCAAAGTTTGGAAATCAGATGACGATCAAAACTTAAAGTTCCATGCTGAGTGGAAACTAGGAGTACAAGTTGCTTTTCCGTCAAGAGTTTACAAGTATTTAGGAGTTTAAATAAATTGAGGGGTAATTAAGTTTACCCCTCTTAATTAAAAAAAATATAAAAACATGGCATTATCAAGTTGCCCGATAACCTCGGGAATTTCGCGCGATTGCCGCGATGGCTCACCCGGACTTACAAACGTTTATGCCGTAGAATTTTCTAACTATACACAAGGAACTATTACCGCTGCAAGTGGTAGTATTACTAACGTAGCTTCTTTTTTACAAACTGGTAAAAAGATGTGGGGTTTTGAATTTGACTATGGTAAAGCGAATGAGACTGAGGTTTTAACCGCTAATACAAACGGAACATTAATGAATGCAATTACTTTGAATTTATACATTCCAAAGAAACAAGCTGCAGTTGCTCAACAAATTTTATTGTTAGCAAAGCAAGACACTATTTGGATGGTTAAAGATAAGAATGGCGCATTTAGATTATTAGGTCAAGAATTTGGAATGAGAATTACAACTGCAACCGCTGCGAGTGGTGCAATGGGTAATGATGATTCTGGATATACAATAGTATTAACAGGTGAAGAGAGAACGTTTGCAAACGTTGTGCCAAACGCTTTAGCTGCTTTATTATTGATACCTGCTTAATTAGATTTTCTTTTTATGTGTTAAGAAGGAGACCCCGTAAGGTCTCTTTCTTTATTTAGTAACAATTCAAAGTTTTTAGTATTTAATAAGTATATGATGCAATTAATAACAGGGGCTAACACTATTGATATTTCGGTAACGGAAAATTCAACTATTGCAAATCCTCAATTTGTCTTTGTATTCATTAATGATAATACAGGTCGTAAGGTAGCGTGTACAAGTACTTACACTAACTTAGATAATAACAAGCAACGTTTTGTTATAACCGTTGGAGCTTCTGTTCCGTTAACTGGCAGCGTTTTATTTGATGACTATGGTAGTTATTCATTCTACGTTTATCAATCGGCTAATGCAGCCTTATTTAATTATGCAAATATAAATACAACAGATATTAGAACGTTAACAGGTGAAGTTGGAAATGGTAAAGCGTGGTGGAAAGCACCCTCAGTAACTAATATTTATTATAAAGATGTAAGAACATCAATCGTAACAAATGGGCAATAATATAACACAGGTCGGTAACCTTTTACAAATTGAATTTGATAGCTCGTTTCAACCTGCTATCAGAAAAATGTCGGGTGGCAAATATCTACAATGGGGTGAGCATAACTCACATCCTAATTACTTATTAGAACTATACAATAGAGATGCTGTTCACGGTGCTATTATAAAGGCTAAGGCTGACCATGTTTATGGACGTGGCTTATGTTATGACGAAAGCAAATTAACGTTAGCACAGCAAGCGCAATACGATAAATTCTTATCACACGCTAATCGCTTTGAAGATTGGAACTCTTTATTTAGAAAGAACGTAACACCATTTGAAATATTTGACGGTATTGCTTTACAAATAGTTTACGATTTTAACGGTAGAATAGCTGAGGTTTATAACCAAGAATTTAGTAAGTTTAGACGTTCACCCGACGGTAAAACTCTTTTCTATTGTGAGCAATGGGTTGACGATAATGGTTGTGTAAATGACCAAGCACATAAGCATAAATCATTTATTGAATATCCTATTTTTAATCCTAATATAAGAACAGGAACTCAAATACTTTATTACAAAACAGAAGTAATGAGTGCTATGGAATTTGGTAATATTTATCCTGCTCCAAATTACCAACAAGGTTTGCAGGATATTGAAACAAATATTGAGATAACTAACTTTAATTATAGCCATCTTAAGAACGGCATGTTTGCAAGTGCTATGTTATCTTTATTCAATGGCGAGCCAACTAAGGAAGAGCAAAGACAATACGCTAAATTCTTTGACCGTAAATTTAAAGGAAGTTCTAACACCGGTAAAATGATGTTTAACTTTGTTGACAAAGGCGGTCAAAAAGCTGAGTTAACAACATTCTCACAAAGTGATTTAGATAAAATGTTTGAGCAGGTTGCTAAAAGGTCGCAACAAAATATCTTTACAGCCCATAGAACAGATCCTGCTTTGGCGGCTATTTTTGACGGCTCGGTTAACATTGGCGATAACACTATTTATTTACAAAAGTTTGAAAGATGGTTGTTTAGTTATATTGAGCATAGACAAGAAATCCACTTAAACATTATTAAAGATTTAGCAGCCGTTAACGGTGTTGACTTATCTTTATTAGAAATAAAACAGAAACAACCTGCTAATGTTGATTTACCTTTTGATACTGCATTATTACAATCACTATTTGATTTAGATACTTTACGTGAGCATTACGCTAAAAAGTTAGGCATTGATATTAAAGACAAAGTTACAGTTGACGGTGATTTAGCACAGATACCAGAAACGCAAGTTAACGAACATTTAAAGAACTTAACCGGCAAACAATGGATTAATATTAAAAGATTAATTCGTGAGGTTAACAATCAAAAGACTACTAAAGAGGTGGCTGCAATGATGCTAAAGAATAGTTACGGATTAAGTGACCAAGATATTAATATTTTATTTGCAACGCCTGAAGCTCAATTTAGTAAGTTTGACAAGCAAGTTGATATGACTGACTATGTTCTTAGTTTATTCGAGGGTAGTGCAATAGATGACAATGATGACCCGATAGTAAGCGAGGAATTTGTAACCTTTGGAAGTAATGCTGAAGCGTTTAATTTTGAATTTGCAAAGCATAAATTTGTAACGGATACAGAAAAGCAGGTGTTAGATTTATTAAAAGGCGCACCAGAAACAACACCTGAAAAGACTGCAAAGATTTTAGGATTAGATGTTGAAACTGTAAAGAATATAATTAACAGTTTAGTTGTTGCAGGTTTAATATCTACAATAAACAATACTATAACTATTACACCTAAAGGTTTAGAAACTAACACGCCTAAGATTGAAACAGAACTTTATACTGTTTACAAATATGTAACACGTGATGACGTGCCTAGAGTAGAAACAACTAGCCGACCTTTCTGTAAAAGATTATTAGCATTAAGCAAGTTTAGAAATTGGACACGTGATAGTATTGATGACATAACAAATCAATTTGGCGAAGATGCTTGGTCGTTTAGAGGTGGTTTTTATACTAATCCAGAAACAAAACAAACAACTGCTTATTGCCGTCATATCTGGTTGGCCGTTACAAAATCAAGAACTAAAAAAAATTAAGATGATTAGCGTATATAATTTAATAAACCCAATTGATAAAAGTATATTCTATGTAGGATGTACAAAAAACCCTTATAATAGATTTTATAATCATTATCAGGGAGATAATAACATTGAAAAATCTAACTTAATTAAAGAAATTAGGTTATCTGGTTATAAGCCTATTATGAATATATTAAAAGAAGTTGATAACATTGAATTAGCTGAGTTTATTGAGGCTGAATATATTGAGTTATATAAATTTAAAGGTTGTAATTTATTAAATAAAAATAACGGCGGTAATAAACCACCAAGTAAAAAAGGTAAAATTTATACTGCAGAACAAAAATTAAATTCTTTTGTTAAAAGTCCTTTAAAAAAGACGGTTTATCAAGTAGATAAAAACGATAATATAGTTAACGTATTTCTATCAACAAGGGAAGCTGGTAGATTAACAGGAATAGATTACAGAAGTATATCACAAGTTGCAAACGGTTCTTTAGTTAGAAAGACTGCAGGCGGCTTTAAATGGCTTTATAAATAATATGGCAAGTTTATTAATATCAGAAAACTATCTAAAGGAATATACCAACATAAATAAAAATGTTGATATGACCATCTTAACACCAATTTTACAAGAGGTGCAAGACTTTTATATTATTCCTTTACTTGGAACTAATTTATATAACGAAGTATTAAACCAAGTTACCACAACAACGGTAACCGTTTTAAACCAAACGTTATTAGATTTAGTTGTGCCTTGTATGTTGCATTACGCTAAAATGGAGGCTATGCCGGATATGAAGTATAGGCTAATGAATAAAGGCGTAATGATTAAGAATAGCGAAAATTCTAGCGCAGCCGATTTAGCCGAGATTCAATTCTTAATGGATAGGTCTAAAAATAAAGCAGAGATTTACGCACAAAGAGTAACTAACTATTTAAACAGATATGTTAGTAGCTATCCTTTATACATTAGCAATGTAGAGCGTGATGAAATAATGCCTAATAGAAACAACTTTACAAGCGGTATTATGATTGACGATAATGACTGCGATGATTGTTATAAATATTTATATAAATAAATGGGAATCAAAAAAGAACATATTAAGAAATTAGAACAATTCGAGAAAGCAAATGTTAAGCCAAAACCAACTAAAACAGTTATTCAAAGACAAACAAACAAACCACAACCAACTAAGTAGTGGTACTTTTTTGTTTGATAGAGTGCCTGAGTTTGGGGCTGCTAATGAGATAACATACCCTTTAATGGGTGTTACTGTTAACCCTGTTACATTAGACATTAACATACATTCGTCATCTTTTGCTTTTGTATTTTTAGACTTGGTACACCAAGATAACAGAAATATGGATGTGCTAATGAGTGAAATGCAAAAGGTAGCTTTGGAAGTATTCTCACAAATTAGATCGGACTTACAAAGTATTTATAATTGTACTGTAAATGAAAGTATAACATTAGAGCCTTTACAATCAGTTTACGATGACGATGTAAGCGGATGGGGCTTTGAGTTAAATGTAATTCAACATTATGACCATTCAACTTGTACAACACCTAATAATAACACGGCTGGTTTAGTTTCGATATTAGACCAAAACGGAAATGTAATTGCAACACTTAACCCAAATAGTACTTACACAGTTGAGGTATTGCAAGAAATAATACAAACATTAACAGACCCTGCACCTGCAACAATTATTCAAACTTTATAAATGGCAACAGTAGAATTTAGATACGACCCAAAGAACACAGCATGGTTTACCGCTAACGCTGCAATGGTATTAAAAGCGGGTGAGCCTGCCTATCATGATACGACTGGCTTATTTAAGTTAGGCGATGGTGTAACGGCTTTAAGTGCCTTGTCTTTTTTACCAACGGTAAGTGCGTCAACTCCAACTATTCAACAAGTATTAACGGCTGGTCAAGTTGCAACAACAACAATAGAAACAACAGGCTTTATAAAAACAGGTGGTACTTCATCACAGTTTTTAAAAGCAGATGGTAGTGTTGATAGTAATGTTTACGGTGTTGGTAACGCTTTAACAACTAATCCTTTAAGTCAATTTGCAGCAACTACTTCATCACAATTAGCAGGTGTAATAAGTGACGAAACAGGAAGTGGTAGTTTAGTTTTTGGAACTAGTCCGACTTTTACGACTGGAATTACAACACCATTAATAAATGGCACATCGGGAACTTTACAAATAGGCACTACTGATTTAGTAAACATAGGTAACGCCACAACCACATCTCAAAGACTAGTTAGGATAGGGCAAGATACAGGATGGGTAGATATTGGCTCGACAGTAGGGGCAACAAATCAAGGTGCTATTTATATAAATACAACTACCCCATCGTCAACAAATTTTTCTTTACAGGCATTTGGTAGTAATACAGTTTTAAACGGCTCGTCCGCTTGTTATATGTCTGTTGCTGCACAAGTAAAAATAACGGCTACATCGACATCTACGGTTTTTTCACAAGGGGTAAATGGTGGTGGTGCAGTAACAACATTTACATTTACTATTCCCGCAAACACAAACCAAACCCTAGGCACTAACATTCCCAACTTTAGAGTAACAGGAGCTAACAAGCAATGGGCAACAGGTGCTTTAGCAACTCAATACTTCAATCATTTTACGGCAAATACGGTTAGTTTCGTTGGAGCAAGTACTGCAACGTTAGCAGCAAACTTTGTATCCGATTATGTTCAAGGCGGAACTAATGCAACCATAACTACAAATACTGCAATTCACGTTCGTACTTTAGCGTTGACTAATACAACTTATGGAACAGGAATGTACATAGTAGCTCCAACAGGTGCAACGACAAATACAGCTGCTAAGTTTTTACAAAATAATGGACAAGTAGATATCGGAAGTATAGCAGCAGGATATTCAACTATTTGGATGGGTCAAGCAACGCCAAGTGGAAGTAATTACACAATATTAATGACTGGTTCAACCGCCTGTGTTTTACACGCTAGTGGTACGGTTGGCTTATCTCAAAATCAAGGAACGCACTCTTTAATACTTGGAGCTGGAATTTTAACCTTTTCAGATACAACATTAAATTGTGTTTTTGGTTCAACGACAGGAACTAAACTAGGCACAGCAACAACACAGAAAATAGGATTTTGGAACGCTACACCAATAGTACAACCTACTACTGCTGTGGCTTCTGCTACCGTTGTAAGCGGAACAGGCGGAAACGTTAAGCACGATGATACTTTTGATGGGTACACAGTTGAAAAAATAGTAAGGGCTTTAAGAACAATCGGATTGCTAGCATAATTTTATTATATTTACAGCATGAAAACAGATAAAATAGAAGTAGTTGAAACGGTAGAAGCTACCACACCAACACAAAAGAAAATTGAAGACTATTCTACAACTGAATTAAAAGCCTTAGTTTATGATTCACTTGCTATCATTGAGCAAAATCAAGCTAACATTAAATTCATAAATGAGGAATTAAAAAAACGTGGGTAAATTATTAATCATATTTTTGTTATCGTCTATTTGTGTTAAGTCGCAGATAGACGATAAAACAAAACACTTTTACGCTGGTTTTGGAATTACAGTACTAACAGCCGAAGTTACTAATCAAATGATTGACAAACCATTTCTAAGTGCCTTAACGGGCTTTGTAGCCGGTACAACGGCAGGAATATTAAAAGAGGTTGTTTGGGATAAAAAAATGGATAGGGGCGTTTATTCTAATAAAGATATGGGCATGACTATTTGGGGTGCTGCTTGCGGTGCTTTAGTTATAAGAGTAAGATTTGATTTACAAGATAAAAAGAAAAACAAAGCACTATATTATT